AACTTCCTGGGCAGCCGACCCCACCGGGACAGGCAGCCCCGCCTGGGCAGCCAGGCGCGACCGACGCTAACAAGCCGCAGAAGCCCAAGCCGCCCAAGGTTGGCCCGCCACGTCAGAACACCAAGCCTCCGGTAGCTCCTCCGCGGGCAAACGCAGGTCGCGACAGCTCGGGAGGGTAACTGAGATATAGTGAATTGTTGCTTTACTAGACTGACTACGTGATACTAGCATCAGAGGGAGGTACCACAAGCGATGGCCGAGTATGGTTGGTGGGTTGACACCAGCAAGCTGACCCTGAGTGACGACGGTACATGGGTCCACGCTCTGCCGTTCGGGACGTACCAGCATCCGCTTCACGGTGAGCTGAACTTCGATACAGCGAAGCTCACCGCGTTGGCGAACAGCGTGACTCAGCACACGCGTGGTATCGACCCCGACATCGACTACGACCACAAGACCGATCCAGCCAAGGGCAACCAGGCTGCGGGATGGGTCAAGGACGCCAAGGTCGATCAGAGCGGACTTCACATCAAGGTCGACTTCACAGATACGGCGAAGAACGAGATCAAGGAGAAGAAGTACCGCTACTTCTCCGCGGACTTCTCCGACGAGTGGACGGACCCGCAGGGCACCAAGCACGAGAACGTCCTGAACGGCGGTGGCCTGACCAACCGCCCGTGGATGAAGAACCTCTTCCCCGTGAACCTTTCGGAGCTCACGGGAACTCCCCCAACACCACCCACACCGGAGGTTGATGTGGATCTGAAGAAGCTGAGGGAGTCCCTGGGGCTCGCCGAGGCCGCAACCGAGGACGACGTCCTCAAGAAGCTGACTGAGCACACGGACGAGGTCAAGAAGCTGACCGACGAGAAGACGGCTCTCGAGGCCGAGGTCAAGCAGCTGAAGGACCCGACGCCGGATCCGACCAAGGACCCGCAGCTGAAGGCTCTGATCGAGGGCTCGCCGGCCTTCGCGAAGATGTTCGCGGAGATGCAGGAGAAGGACGCCAAGATCGCCGAGCTCAAGACGGCCGCGCGCCTCTCCGAGGTCAACCGTCAGCTGGGCGAGCTGCAGCAGGGCAAGACGTTCGCGATCGCTCCGGCGGCCCGCGAGCAGCTGCAGGCCATCCTGCTGAATGCTCCGGCCGACGTCAGCTCCAAGGTCGTGGACTTCCTGGCCAAGGTCGTCGACGGCACGGGCCTCGTCGATCTGTCCGAGCGCGGCTACCGCGGGCGGCAGGACGACAACGGAGACTCCACGGCGAAGCTGAACGAGCTCGTCGCGGGTCTCATGGACAAGGACGCGAAGCTCTCCTACGCGGACGCTCTCGAGACGGTTGTGAAGCAGCACCCGCAGCTGTTCGAGAACCACCGCGAGCACTCGTACATCGTCAAGCAGTAAGGGGAGGTGAACCAGAATGGCTGGTGCTAACTACGTACTTGACAAGTCCTTCCCGGTCTTGTCCACGTACAACACGTCCGACTCACTCGGCGTGACCGCGTACCGTTGTGTCGCTCAGAGCAGCTCGACCGGTATCATCGACCTGAACGCTACGGCGACCACGCCGAGCGTCGGTGTGGTGCAGGAGAACATCGACGCGGTCAAGGTCGCGACGGGCAAGGCGAACGCCGATGTTCGTGTGCTGGGCATCTCGAAGGTGCGCGTCAGCGACACGCCTGGCGTGATCGTGATCGGATCCAAGGTGGCGGCTTCCGGCACGTCGACCAACAAGGGCGGCGTCAAGCTGGCGGTAGCCACCAACGTCCCGCTCGGCATCGTCGTCGGCCCGCTTCCCATCGGCACGCCGGCCGCCGGCGACCTCATCGACGTCCTGCTCACGCCCGGCATGCCGGTCCTGTGATCTGAAGGGAGTGACACAGCATGGCAGTTTACAACCCTTCAGGTGGCGTCAACGTTCACGTCGACAAGATCCTCACTCAGATCTCCGTCGCGTGGCCGAATGCCGGTCTGATCGGTGACCAGCTTTTCCCGCTGGTGCCCGTCCAGAAGCAGACGGACAAGTACTACATCTTCGGTCGTGAAGGCTGGCTGGTCGTCAACGACCTGCGTGCGCCTGGAACCGCAGCGAACGAGATCCCCGGACTCGCGCTGTCGACCGACACGTACTACGCCTCCGAGCACAGCCTCCAGATCCCGATCACGGACGAGGAGCGCTGGAACGCCGACAACCCACTCGCGCCAGACCGCGACGGCACCGAGCTGGTGACGGCTCGTGTCATGCTCGGTCGTGAGAGGGCGATGCAGACGTTGGCGACTACGGCCGCCAACTTCGCGTCGGGCTCGACGGTCACGCTCGTCGGCACGCAGCAGTGGAACGACTACATCAACTCCGACCCGATCTCCGACATGCGGACCGCGAAGGTGACGGTCAACAGCCGCATCTTCATGAACCCGAACGTCGGCGTTCTGCCCTACCAGGTGATGGCCAAGCTCGAGGACCACCCGGACTTCATCGAGCGCATCAAGTACTCGGAGCGGGGCATCGTCAGCGCGGACCTGATCGGCGCCGTCCTCGGCATCGACAAGATCCTCATCCCGGGCGTTGGCATCAACACCGCGAACGAAGGTCAGCCGAGCACGCTCGGTTACCTCTGGGGCAAGGACGCCCTGTTCGCGTGGGTGCCTCCACGTGCCGGCCTGAAGATTCCGGCCTTCGCGTACGAGTTCGGCTGGTCCGGCAACCCGGGCGGGTCCGTGCAGTACGTCGACCGCTGGCGCGAGGAGGTTCGCAAGAGCGACCTCGTGCGAGTCTGTAGGTACTACGACATCAAGCTGGTCGCCCAGGGCGACGCGGGTACTGCGGACGCCGGCAAGGCGATCGCTGCGTACCTGATCAAGAACGCGATCGCCTGACCTGGAGGGAACGAGATGGCGAAGGAGTATCGTGCGGTCAACCTCATTCGGGTTGGTCGTGCGCCAGAAGAGGACGTCGAGTTCAAGCCGGGTGAGGCAGTTACCGGCTTGACCAAGGAACAGATGATCGAGCTCTGGAACGCGGGAGTCCTGACCGAGTACGACACCGAGGCCGACCAGGCCATGGTGGAGAAGGACGCCATCATCGCGGACCTCCAGGCCAAGCTCGACGCGGCGCTGGCCGACAAGGCGGCTGCTGAGGCGGCCGCTGCGGCTGCTGCTCCTCCGGCGGAAGCCCCGGCTGAGAGCCCGACTGCAGAGCCGGCTGAGCCTGCCTCAGACGCCTCCGCCGGCACGACGGACCCGGCAGCCCCCGCCGTCTGAGAGCGGCTCTGTAGTCGAAGGAGGGTGGAGATATGTCACGCATCGCGGTCACTGACGCCCAGGGATGGGTTGAGGGTACGAAGCTGACTATCTCCACCCTCGACACAAAGCTGAGCGACCAGATCGAGACAGAAGTTCTCGGTCGCTTGTCTGCCTTCCCAACCTCGACCTGGGTAGACACCACGAGCACACCAGCTCTTGTCAAGGTCATCATCGCCAAGATGTACGTAGCCTGGCTGTACGATCGTCAGTACAGCGAGGACATCGAGGCGGGAAACAACTACGCCGACCGGTTGAAGCAGAATGCCGAGATGCTCATGGAAGGGCTTATCGACGGCACGATTCAGCTCCCGGGCGTGCCAGACGTTGCAGGTACTCCTGCGTACTACCCCACGGATGCTTCGTCGGCTATGGATCCGACGTTTGACGATCCCTCCCTTGGCCCTGCTGCCTTCTCGATGGGCATGATCTTCTAGCAGGGAGGTGAGGCATGACTACCCCATGGGGTGACGTACCCAACATACCACGTGGCAGGGGCCAGTACGGCATCCGCAATAGTATGACTCCAATCCCTGGCCAGACGTTCGGGCGTGGCCAAGGTCCAGGGCCACAGGTTGGACCTCTTCGACCGTCTGATGTCAAGTACGCCATCTACGGCGGCCTACAGCTGCAACGCGTGCTACTTGCCGGTTGGCAGCTGCAGCCAAGTATTGGCATCGTCGCCAAGGACGTGGACAGGCTCGGCTTGCAGTTTCAGGACTTCTCGGAGCCGATCACCGAAGCCATCATGTACATGCAGGAGTCGATCAGGAAGAACTTCGAGGAAGAAGGTCGTCCGGATAGGTGGGCACCACTTCACGAGTACACCGTTAAGGTCCGTGGTGGTAATGCTCACCCGATCCTGAGGCGTTCCGGCAGGCTAGAGGAAGCTGCGACATCTTTCTCCATCTGGAAGATCACACCCACGTCGGCCTCTATCCAGAGTCTACCCGAGCACGTCTGGTATGGTGCTCTCCACCAGAATGGATATGGAAGCCTTAGAGACGTTGCGCGCAACCTTGTCAGCAGCCTCGGGAAGCCTCTCACTCCGACGAACATCAACAAGGTACTCAAGCAGCTTGAGTCCGGTAAGCTTCACCCGACCAACCAGAGGCGTGCGACGCAGAT